GGCGACACGGGCATCAGCGACATTGTCTCGCTGGTCTGGTCTGGTACGGCGCACGCATCAGGCACGGTCATCATCGGCCTGTGCAAGCCTCTGTGGACGATCCCCGTCCCGGCGACGGGCCTTTACACGAAGCTGGACTTCGTAAACGCCTTTCCGTCGCTGCCTCGGATCAATGACGGGGCAAACATCCAGTTCCTCATGTTCCAGACCGGCGCGACGACGTCGGGCGGTACGATCATGGCCGACTTTGACTGGGCCTATGGTGGGTAATGGGCCTGCTTCAGAACGGCTACCGGGATGCCTCGGCGGGCGTTCGCATCTTTGGAGCGACGGCCAGTAACAACGCCTATCCGTACACGCTGCCCACAAACACGGACAAGACGGGCACCAAGCGGAACATCTTCACGGCAGAAGGCTATTCGGGCAAGTCGGGCATTCCAGCGGGACACCTGCACCCGTCAAGCTGGATGCTGCCGCAGAAGCCTGGTGGTCTGTCCAGCCACTCGGAAAGCATCGGCGTTGCAAGCTGGTCTGGCAACATCGCTGCCGGTCGGAACATCGTCGGCACGTTCGATGGCGCGGCGACGTTCACCGGCACGGGTCAGCTCGTCGTCTCGGGCGTCGGCTCGTTTGCAGGTGTCGGGGCCTTCTCAGGCAACGTCACGGCGGCTCTGGGCGCGGCGGGTTCATTCGCAGGCGTGGCAAGCTTCAGCGGCTCTGTGGTCGCCAAGGGCAACATCACGGGCGCGTTTACGGGTGTCGCGAGTTTCGAGGCGATCCGGTACGCGTCGGGCTCGTTGGCAGGGTCATTTGCGCCTGCGGTGACGCTGGAGGCACAAGGCTTCTCGTCCTACCTGCTCGATCAGGAGGACATTGAGACGGGCCTGACACTGAGACAAGCGCTGAGACTGGTTGCAGCGGCGACGGCGGGCAAGATCAGCGGCGGCGGAACCACGACCGTGACCATTCGCAATGCTGTTGCTGACGGTGCAGACCGCATCGTCGCGACGGTGGACACTGACGGCAACCGAACCGCCATTACATACGACCTCGACTGATGGCCAACTTCTTCTCAGCCGAATACTGGAAAGCACTCTACTTCAAGGCGATGGGCGGGCAGGAAACTGCCGTCGATCCCAACGCGATGTCTGGCAGCTTTGCGGGCTCGTCTTCATGGACGGGCGCGCTCGAACAGCCAGAAGGGGCAGTCTCTGGCACGTTTGCCGGGTCGAGCACTTTCAGCGGCACGCTTACGGCGATCGGGGCGAAGCCGTCTCAGGACTTCCGCAACGTCCTGGATGGCGTGCGGCGCTTCTGGCCGGTTTCCGCCCTTGCGTCCTTCTGGGAACGCGAGCGGCGGGAAAAGCTGGAACGTGAAGCACGGCTACGTTTCGAGGAAGGCTCGATATCGGGCGCCTTCGCCGGCTCGTCCAGTTTCACGGCGTCAATCAGGACTGACGCAAAGAATGATGAGGATGAAACTGAAATCATGATCCTGCTGCTCGCTGCATGACACCGCAACAGCGCGAAGAATGGCTGGAAGAGTTCCACGCCTGGCGAACGCTTCCCATGACAGAGGCGTTCTTCAACTCGCTCCTGAGCGAACAGAAAGAACTGCAGGCCGACTGGACGCGGGCGGTATGGGAATCAGAAGCGGACCCACCACCTGACCAACTCCGGCAACTGAGAATTCAGGCACGAACGCTTGATGACGTAATCAACAGAAAGGGAACAGATGTCCTTGCATCACTCTACCCTGACCTACGAGGCATTGCCGAAGGTCAGCGAGACTAATCCGGGGATGAAGCCCCTTGAGTTCAACTGCCTTGTCCTGCCGCGTGTTGTGCAGCGTCAGAGGGCGTCAGGCATCTTCGTGCCTGAGACAAGCGCCCAGCGTGAAGACGAGGGCGGGGATGAAGGGCTGCTGGTGGCCGTCTCGCCGCTGGCGTTTAATGAGGAGGATTTCCCCGATCCTGACGCCATTCCGAAGGTAGGCGAGCGCGTGATGTTCGCACGCTACGCCGGCAAGTCCTTCGTGGGCGCCGATGGCCGTGTCTATCGCGTCATGAAGGACAAGGAGATCCTTGGCATTCGCACGGCGGATGCCGAAAGCGCCAAGGTGGCGGCATGAGCGACCTCGACACCATTGCCATTCGGGTCATGCGCGGCGGTAGGCCAATCTCGGCCTTTGTGAGCGAGCTTAACTTTGTGACGGCGGAAGAACTCGAAAATCTGTCACCAACCGTGCGTGAGCCGATCGTTGCCGCGCTCAAGGCTGACCCCGCGTGGACGTATGAGCTCACCAGCGAACGCTGGCAGTGGGGCAGGATTTAGCCACCATGACAATTGACACCGAAGAACTGGCGCCCGTCGCGGCGGCAGATGCCGAGCCCGCGTCAGAGCCGAAGGCTGACGACCTCGAAACAGTCGCCCGTGAGCTAGGCTGGAAGCCCGAAACCGAGTGGAAAGGCGACCCGCCCGAGGGTGGCTTTGCCTCAGCGGCAGAGTTCATCCGATCCCAGCGCACACGGGCGAAGAACGTTGAGAAGGAGCTGAAGAAGCTCCGCTCCGAGACCGAGAAGCGCATCAAGCGGATGGAGGAACAATCCGCCAAGCAGCGCGAGAAGGAGATCCGGGATCTTCACGCCGAATACGACTGGTATATCCGCGAGGCCGTGAAGAAGGGCGATGACGCGACCGAGCAGAAGCTGATCAGGGAGCGCGACGCCAAGCTGGCTGAAGCGCGCGAGATCGAGGACGAAGACGACGAAGACACAGTCGCGACGGATGAGGAAGAGTGGATCGAGAAGTTCACGCCTTCCTACCCGCAGGTTCAGAAGCGCTTCTACAACGAAGGCCATGCCTGGATCTTGGACGATGACGCCGACCCCGACGCGATGCGAGTCATGCTGGACTATGTCGATAGCGGCATTCCGTTTGCCGATGCGCTGGAGAAGGCCGATCGCGCGCTGCGCAAGGCCTACCCCGAAAGATACGAGGATGAGGACATGGACCAGGAAGACGAGAAGCCGGCACGGCCTGCCAAGAAGGCCCCCGTTCTGGCCCCCGGTGGCCGCGGCGCTGGCGGTGGTGTCTCTGCCGCCTCACGCCTTTCCCCCGCTCAACGTGAAATCGGCGCCCGCTTCGTCAAGGAGGGCCTGTTCGGCTCTCTTGAAGAATACGCGGAAGAACGCCTTAAACAGGACGCCTGATCATGACTGACGACATCGCCCCCGCTCTGGCCCCGAAGATCGATGGCCGCACCAAGGAAGCCCGCGCCGCCAAGCCGCTCCGGCCCCGCACCGATGGGCCAAGCGCTGAACTGGAGCGGCGCCGCGCCGAGCGCAAGGCGCGTGGCGTCACCGATCACACCAACGACCAGCGCCTGACGACGGCCGGCGCTGATCTGGACCTCAACAACTATCAGTATCGCTGGGCCAATGATGAATTGGGCAACATCCAGCAATTGATGGCGCGGGAATGGGAACCTGTTTCCGACGCCGAGATGAACGGCCTTGATCCGGCCAGACTTGCGGGCATGTCTCGCGAAGGCAAGGCGATGAATGCTCGCCTTATGAAAAAGTGGAAGCCCTGGTTCGATGAAGACCAGGACGCGAAAGTCGCGGAATACCGGGAGCGTGAGAAGGCTCTCAAACGCGGTGCGGCACGAGCCCCGCAGGAAACCCCCGATGATGCGGGGAAGAGCTATGCTCTCAACAACACCATCACGGCTGCGACCCCGACCAAGTCGGCGGGCGGCTACACCCCTTAACCCCACAGGATAAACAATGGCGAACACAAACGCCGCCTTTGGTGGGCGTCCCGTCGCTTCTATGCTCGGGGCTCCCTACAACGGGCAGGCCAACACGTATACGGCCCCTGCGTCGTATGCGACTGATCTATTCATCGGAGATCCGGTTGTCGTGACCGGCGCGCGTGCGTCGGGACATCAGGTCGTGAACCTCGCCACGGCGGGCGCCACGAACCAGATTACCGGCTTCATCGTCGGCTTTGAACCAACCCCCGGCATCGTTTCGCTCGGCTATGGCGCGGCGTCCACGCTGCGTTTCCCGATCGTCGCTGACAGCCCGGAATTGCTGTTCGAGCTTCAGGAAGACGCAGTCGGCGGCGCTATCGCAGAAGCCAGCATCGGCCTCAACGTGCAGCTTGTTTCCGGCTCCGGCAGCACGGCCACGAAGAAGTCGGGCTGGATGATCGACAGCAGCACGGTTGCCGCTGACGCGACCTACCAGCTCACCATCCGGGACATCGTGACCCGCGTGGATAACGAGGAAGCCACGGCTTACGCGAAGTATCTCTGTTCCATCAACCTGCACACGCGCCGCCTCGGCGCCGTGGCCGGCATCTAAGGAGGGCATGAACCATGGTTATGACTCGTGCTCTGCACCCCGCCGACCTGTGGCCCGGTATCAAGGCCCATTTCGGCAAAGCCTACAAGCAGATGGAGAAGCAGTACTCGCGCTACTTCGAGGACAAGTCTTCGGACAAGGCCTACGAAGAATTCGTGGAAAGCACCACCTTCGGCCTGCCGGACATCAAGAACGAAGGCCAGGCGATCCGCTTCGACACCGACAGCGAAGGCTACAAGACCCGTCTTACCAACGTGGTCTGGGGCCTTGGCTGGATGGCGTCCCGCGAGGAGATCGAGGACAATCAGTACGAGAGCCGCGCCTCGCGTCGCTCCCGTAACCTCGCCTACTCGATGGCTCAGTCCAAGGAGATCGTCCACGCGGCGCACTTCAACAACGGCTTCTCGGCGTCCTTCACGGGCGGCGATGGCGTTGCGCTGTTCTCGACCTCTCACCCGACGCTCGCTGGCAACAAGGCCAACAAGCCTACCGTTGACGCCGATCTGTCGGAAGCCTCGCTGGAAGACGAGCTGATCAATGCTCGCCTGATGACCAACAGCCGCGGGCTGAAGATGTACTTCCGCGCGCGTGAACTGGTCGTTCCGCCGCAACTCGGCTTCGTGGCTGAACGGCTCATGAAGTCCGAGAAGCAGTCGGGCACGGCGAACAACGACATCAACGCGGTTCGCTCGTCGGGCATGCTCTCGCGCGGTTACTCGGTCTGGGACTACCTGACCGATGCGAACGCGTGGTTCCTGATGATCGACAACGTGCCGGAAGGCCTGGTCACGCTTCAGCGCCGCAAGCTGGAGATGGAACAGGACAACGACTTCGACACGGAAAACGCCAAGGCCAAGGCAACCGAGCGCTATATCTCGGGCTGGGTCGACTGGCGCTGCGTGCGCGGCACGTCCGGCGCGTAATCCGGGCTGACTTCCTCCAACCACTGACGGGGCGCGCGGGTAACACCGCGCGCCTTCATTTCAAGAAAGGCGCCCCAAGTGGCTACTCCTACCCGTTTTTCCCAAGGTGTTACCAACTCTGCTGCAACCGGTCCGATGCGGATGCTGTTGCAGCCCGACCCGACGACCATGCACGTATGGTTCGATGACTTCGACAACTTCGAGGCGGATCAGTGGATCATCACAACGACCGAAGCCGGCGCGGGTTCCGCGACTGAGGCGGTCGGCAATCTCGATGGCGGCGTTCTTGTCATCACCAACGACGCAGCCGACAATGACAACGACTTTTTCCAATGGTCGGGAGATGATGCTTCTGGCGCTGTGGAAAGCTTCAAGTTCCAGTCTGGCAAGAAGCTCTGGTTTAAAGCCCGGCTGAAGATTTCCGACGCCACGCAGTCGGACTTCGTCATGGGCTTGCAGATCACGGACACATCGCCTCTGGCGGTGTCGGACGGCGTCTATTTCATGAAGGACGACGGCGACGCCAACCTCGACTGCTACGTGACGAAGGACTCGACATCGACCACGGCGGCGGCTGCATCGACCCTGTCGGACGACACCTACTGCATCCTGGCCTTCTACTACAACGGCGTGGACGCGGTGGAGTTCTACAAGGACGGCGCCGAGATCGCATCTCTGGCGACGACCAACCTTCCTGATGACGAGGAACTGACCATCAGCTTCGGCATTCAGAACGGCGAAGCGGTCGCGAAGGTGCTGAGCGTCGATTACATCTACGTCGCCAAGGAGCGTTAAGCCATGGCAGACGCAGTCGCTTCCCAGACACTGATTGACGGTCCCCGCAACACCGTCATGAAGTTCACGAACATCTCTGACGGGACCGGCGAGTCTGCTGTTCTCAAGGTGGATGTGTCCGCGCTCGACTCGGCGCCATCCGAAGTCCGCATCATGAAAATCCACTACACGACAAGCGGCATGTCGGTTCGCATTCTCTGGGATGCAACAAGCGACGTGGTGGCGTGGATACTGCCGGCGGATGACACGGGCTGTCTCGACTTCACGTCCTTTGGCGGTCTGTCGAATGACGGCGGCTCTGGCGTGACAGGGGATATCCTGTTCACCACAGTCGGCCACACGGCGGCGGACACGTATTCAATCGTGCTCGAAATGGTCAAGTGATGACCTTCAAAGGCTCATACCAGGCAGGCCGACCCTATGCCCGATGCGACCGATGCTATTCCAAGGTCCGCCTGGATGAGCTGCGGACGGAGTGGAGCAATTCGCGGGTCTGTGACGGTTGTTACGATCCGCGACCCGTCCACCTGTCCACGCCTGTTCTGAGACCGGGCGAGGGGCAGCCGCTTCCGGGCGCAAGGCCGGACACGTTTCCGCAGGCTGCGGATAGCGACCTTGATTTTGAGTATCGCGACGGCGTTTCGCGCATCTACCCGCAATTCCCTGACGGTGAAGTCGTGCTCATCGATGAGGACGGCGAATTGCTCACAGACGAAGACGACACACCTCTAACGGATGACCCCTAATGGCGCTCGGCAGAAGGCTTTCGCAATCCACTTCTAAGGCAAACAATCTTAGAGTGGATGGCGCCGCAACAATCGATCTTCAGGACGCTGTCCTGAAGCTGGATAAATATCCAGACACGCCAGGAACCGGTATAGCGGACTTTCTCAGCACCCCAACATCGGCCAATCTGCAAGCAGCGATCACGGACGAAACGGGTACAGGCTCGCTTGTATTTTCCTCCGCGCCGACATTTGCGCGGATCATCAATCAGACCAGCGGCCTGTCATGGGCCAGCGGCGCTGTCTCCACAATACAATCGGCGGGGTCGATTGGGACGCACACGCTTTCGTCTAGTGCCGTTGCCGCGTTTCACACATTCAACCTGAACTCGGACAATGTGGACGCAACGGCTGCGCAAGGCGTTTATAACGTCTATTGCGGGATGGTCGTCGGAGGCGCCAACGTTAAAGGCCATCGGACGGCCTTGGCAGGTGTCGCGGTTGTTTCATCGCCAACCGGTAATACAGGCAATCTGTTTTACACAGGTGGAGAAAGCCGCGCGATTGCCAGCGCCAACGATAATGGCACGGCCATTACTCCGCTTGGCACAATTGTAGGTGGCTTCGATTCCGCAAGCCTGCTCACGGGTGCCACGTACTGGAGCGGCCTGATCGGACGCGAGATCGACGTCGAGTGCAGAACCGGCACCGCGCCCAAGTGGAAAACCGGCCTTCAGATTGTTCAGCGTTCTACGGATGTTGAAAGTGGCTGGGACGCTGATGAGGCGTTTCTGATCGCCAACCAGAGCGGCGGAACAGCGCCGGGATGGGACGTCGGAGTCGCATTCGGCACGCCGCACGGCATCTGGGCGATCAAGTCCACCGGGACGATGATCGGCACACAGGCAACCGCGCTTGGTGGGCCTGCCTATGAAGCCGAGTACGGCGTTGATTTCTCTGCCGTCACGTTCGGAACGGCGGCATTCAAGTCGAACGGTTTCGAAGTTGACGGCTCGGGCGTTGTAACTGGCGTACTGACCAACTGCACGGGCCTGCCCGCATCGACCGGCATTAGTGGGCTCGGGTCCGGCATGACAACCCTGCTGGCCAGTTCCTACGTAACCAGCACGTACACCCCAGTCGTATCGTTTGGGGGCGCATCGACGGGAATTACCTACTCGACGCAGGAGGGCCGCTACACGCGCATTGGCGATCTGGTTTTTGTAACGGGCTACATTGTGTTGACGTCAAAGGGTACCGCAACAGGTGCAATGCGAATTTCTGCGCCGATAGCAGCAGCAGCCATGACGCAGCCCGGCGCTGGTTCCATCTCGTATGCGGCTAACATGAGCGGCCTGACTTCACCAATTACGCTTGGAATGAACACAGGAGCTTCTACGTTTGTGCCGCGAGATTTTGGGGCGGCGGGTACGGCTGAAATTGATGATACAAACTGCACCAACACAACCGCGTTTACTTTCGCGATCACATACAAGGTCTGATCTAATCACTCGATTTTGGAGCCAGCCTTGAGCATCAGCCTTACCTACACCGCGGGCGAGTTCGTTGATGAGGCGCTGAAGCGCGTCCAGATCGTCGGAGACGGCCAGACTGCATCGGCCTATCTCTGGACGCTGGCGCGGAGCCACATCAACGGGCTCCTGAAGCTGCTGGTCACGCAGGGGCCAAGCGAGTGGCGCCGGGCGACGCAGACCCCGGCCATGGTGGCGGCGCAGGCTTATGTCACATGCAGCCCGCGGCCAGATCGGGTTCACCGCGTCTACTACCGGAACAGTTCGGGTTTCGACCTTGAGCTGCAGCAATGGAACATGGACGATTACGAGCGTATCCCGGTCAAGACATCGACGGGCCGCCCGACCATCTTTGCCGTCGATCGCCAGCGCACGGCCACGACGATCTATCTCTGGCCTGTGCCGGATGCGACCATCGCGGCAGGCTCCCTGCGGGTGTCCTATGAGCGCGTGCCTGAGGATGTGGTGAACACGTCCGATATTCTGGACGTGCCGCAGGAATGGTTTGATGTGTTCATGGACCTTGTTGGCGGCCGGACAGGGCAGAGCCTTGGCCTTGGCGAGCGTCCGCCTGTTGCTGCGGCGCTGGATCGCGGCACGGGCAATCTCAATGAACTGCTGGGCTATGACCGCGGATACAGCACGCGCTTTGCAATCTCAACGGAGTGACCATGAGCAAGCAGAAACTCACCGACGATTCGATCAAGGTTCTGCGCAAGGCCCTGCGCACAAAGCTGGGCATCAGCGCGGCCAAGCCTGCGAAGAAGGCGGCCAAGCGCGAGAAAGTTGAGGACGAGGACGACACCCCGGCCCCGCGCAAGCAGAAGGCCGAGCGTCTGGGGTATGCTGACCTGTGACTGTTCGCCCGGCGACGGTCGATGACCTGCCGCGCCTCATGGGCTATGCGGCGGAGTTCCTGACCTATCACCCGATAACCAGCCAGTTCCCGCGCGATCTGGACGCTGTGGACAAGGCGCTGCGCCGGATGATCGAGAACGAGGACGCAGCCTTGCTGGTGCATGATCGCGGCGTCATCGGCGGGGTTCTGTCTCCTGTCTGGTGCTCGCCTGACGTGATGGTCGCAACTGAGCTTTTCTGGTGGGCCGAGACGGACGGCCTGTCGCTGCTCCGGGCCTTCGAGGCATGGGCGCGGGATAAGTCGGCGGACCTGGTGCAAATGCTGATGATCGTGGGGCGGCGTGACGTGTCGATGATCTATGACCGCGCCGGATACATGCCGGCCGAGCTTTCTTACGTGAGGGCTGCCTGATGGCTGCGTTGACAACTGCCATTGTTGCGTCAGCCGCTATCGGCAGCGCGGCGGCGATTCACTCGTCCAACCAGCAGTCCAAGGCGATCAAGAACGCCGGGAACGTGCAGAAGCAATCGCAGGACGAGTCCATCGCCTTCCAGCAGCGTGCGCGCGACGAAGCCAAGCAGATCCTGTCCAAGTATTCGACCGAGGGCAATGCAGCCCGCGGCCGGCAGAATGCCTTCCTCGGTCTCAACAAGCCCGCCGCACCAGCGCAACAGCCGATTATGCGGCCCCAGCCCTATGCCGGCGCGCTCGGGCGTCCCATGGCAGGCGGGCGACCCATGCAGAACGGGCGTTATGGGACGATGGAAATCGACCAGTTCGAGAGCCCCGGCATGGTCATGGGCGGGCCGCTGGAGATGGCCCAGCCGGGGCAGGCTGATCCGACAAAGACCGACGCCGAGACGCAGGAAGAGGCATGGTCGGCCTATGAGGCAAGCCCATGGGGCCGGATCGGCGTTATGGAGGCGGGCAAGGCGCGTGACGATTTTCTCAGCATGGCCGGTGCGCAGGGTTCAGCCCTGTCGGGACGGACGGCGCGCGGGATGTCGGAAGTGGCTGAGGAAGCCAAGCTTCGCAATTTCATGGGCTATTATGGCGCGCTTGGCGATGTGACAGAGCGGGGCTTCTCGGCTGACACAGGCATCGCCAGCGGCGGGCAGGCGTTTGCGGATCGGGCGGCCAACATCACCATGCAGGGCGGGCAGACGGCGGCCAATCTTCAGATTGCGAAGGGTCAGGCCAAGGCGGACGGGATCAACGATCTTGCGAGCTGGATCGGCTGGGGCGTGGGCCAGATGCCGAGCGGTGGGTCGGGTGGGACGAGCTTTGGCTATGCGGGAAGCGCAGGCACAAGCGCTGGGCGAGCGCGAACAGGTGGCTTTGGGAGCCGCGTCAGATGAGCACGTTCAGGGCATTTCAGACCGGCCTCATGGCAGGCCAGCAGCAGGCCAAGGTCAAGCGCGAGGACGATGCGCGGGTCAAGGCCGCAGAGGCGTTCGGTTCAGGCAACTATGAGGGCGCTGTTTCCTCACTGATGGGCGTCGGGCTCATGGACGATGCCAACGCCTATGGACAGGCGGGCGAACGCAGGAAGGAAGCCGATCGCACCAAGGCTTACGCTGATGCGTTCAAGACGGGTCTTGGAGCCGGTCCAAAGCAGGACCGCCGTGCGGGCTATCTGGCGGTTGCCAATATAGCGGCCCAGCAGGGCGATTTCGCAACGATGGAAAGCGCATATCAGGCGGTCGATGGGCTTGATGACCGGCAGAAAGCTCAGGTCGCAGAGGGCATGGAGTTCCTGAGCAGCACCGCGCTGGGCCTCAAAGGCGTGCCTCCCGAAGCACGCGGGCAGGCGGCAATGGAAATCCTGCAAGCCTCGCCCTATGGCAACCCGCAGATCCTCGCACAAATCCAGCAGGCCGCAGCCGATGGCCTCATCACCGATGAAGAGCTGGACAACTTTGCAATGCAGACAATGAGCGTTGCGGAGCGGGTGAAGGCGTCGAAGCCGCAACTATTTAACACGGGGCAGTCTGTTGTCGCTGTCAGTCCGGGATCTGATCCGAAGGCCGAAGTGCTTTACACCGATCCGCAGAAAGCCGCAGCCGGGCGTCAGCCTCCGAGCGGATACACATGGACGGAAGAAGGGGCTCTTGCGCCTATTCCGGGCGGTCCTGCCGATCCGAAGCGCAGCGGCGTGGATGTTGATCCGAAGATCATTGCGCTTGAGACGACGCTGTCCAGCAAGTGGATGCCGATCCAGAACAACTTTCAGGACATTGCGAACCAGTTCGGGCGCATCAACACGCTGGCGAAAAACAAGAATTCCGCAAGCGATCTCGGCCTGATCGTCTCGTTCACGAAGATGCTTGATCCGGGCTCTGTGGCTCGCGAGGGCGAAGTTGCGCTGACACAATCGGCGCAGAGCTTGTACGAGCAAGCCGCCATGTGGGCTCCACGCCTTGCGGGCGGCAAGACGCTTCTGCCTGACAGCGTCCGTAAGATGTACGTTGACGCCGCGCGCGATATGTTCGGCCAGTATGAAAAGACGTATCAGCGCCTTGCGCAGTCCACGCAGAAGCGGGCGGCCGACTACGGCCTGAGCCCTGACAGGATCATGCTTGGCTATGAGGCCCCTGCGCCAGCGGGCAAGACGGCTTCCACTCCCGCCATGCAGATGGGCATTCGCGCCTATGCCGCTCATAGCGGCCTGCCGGCCGAGGCGATCACCGAGTTCCTGTCCAATCCTGCAACCCCGCAGGAGATTGCCGAGTTCAATGAAGCCTTCGGAGAGGGCGCTGCCGAGGCCATTTTGAAGGCGATGCAAGGTGGTCGTTAACAAGTACGCCAAGTACAAGCAGCCGACGCCTGCCGACCAACAGGAGCAGGAACCGGCGCCGCAGAACAAGTACCGCAAGTACTTGCAGCCTGTGCCGAAGCCCGCGCCTTCTGCGACGTCCGCACCTGCTGGCCCGTCTCTTCGCTCCGAGACTGACGCCATCATTGAGGAAGCGGCTGCGGCCATTCCGGGCGGTTACGAAGCTTTCGCAGCCAAGCCCGCAGACCCGAAGCGCATGGCGGCTCTGGGCTATACGCCTGACCCTCTTGCCAAGTCAGGCTATTCAAGGCCCCGCGCGCCCGAAGCCCCAATGGCGGACACGGGCAAAACAGACAGCCCGTTCGCTGACGTTATGCGCGGTCTTGAAGCTCCCATCGTTGGCCTAACGGGCGGCGCCCTTGAGGGCTGGGGTCGCACGATGCAGGCTGACCCTGTGCGCGGCGCTGCTGAGGCTGTGGATTTCATCAGCCCCGTGGACGACCTCGGACGCGCCTATCAGGGCGTGAAGCAGGCGGGCGCGGGCCTGATCGAAGGCGACATGGGCAAGGCAGCCGAGGGCGCGCAGCAGGCGTCCATCCAAGGCAGCTATGCGGCCATGCAGATGCTTCCGGGCTCGATGACGCTCAAGGGCTTGAGCGGACGCGCGGCGCCCACGACGATGGCCGGTGCGCAGCGTGCAGCGGTACAAGCCTCACGCGCGCCACAGGTGGTGAAGCCGCAAGCCAAGCCTGAGCCCGTCATTACCCCGCCTAGCGAGGCTCCCAAGCCCTTCTCAGCCCCGCCCGAGCCTATCGGGCGCGGTGTCGTGCGCCGGAACCTGGATCGCATTGTGGGCGGTGGTGTCGGAGCTACCCTCGGCGGCACAGGCGAAGCTGCCGCTGCTCCGGGTGATGGTGACAGCGGAGGATTTCCCGGTGGTGCTGCAACTGGTGCGGCCATCGGCATATTCGGACCTCGCGCGCTGGCAGCAGCGGGAAGCCGTGGCTTCCGTGCTGCGGCGCGCATGACGCAGGCCCCCGGAGCGCGTGCGTCCTTTGACGAAGGTGTCGCGGCCCGCGCTGTGCGCAAGGCGCTTCTTTCGGGCGGCATCAAGTCCGAGCAGGATGCCTTGAACGCTGCCCGCGCCAAGTTTGGCGACAAGCCCGCATCTGTGGCCGACCTGACGCAAGAGGGTGTCAGCACAACTGCGGGTATCTCGCGTCTGCCGGGTGCGACCGGAGAAGCGGCAAGGGCGCGTGGCGAAGACCTCATCGAGAGCCGCTCTGGACGCCTTGCGCGTGACGTGGAGCAATCAACCGGCTTCTCCACGGCTGCGGTGTCGGGTGACATCGAGCAACTCGCCAAAGAGGCGATGGAAAAGGCAACGCCTGAGTATAACGCGCTTCGGGCTCAATATCCCGAAGGCAGCTTGAACAGCCCGCGCCTGACGCAGATCGAAGGCATCGGGCAGCACACGAAGGCGGTTGACGATTACCGGGCGGCGACAAAGGCCAACGAAGGGCGCGAGGTCGGAGACTTTGAGTATTGGGATCTGGTCAAGCGGGACATCGACGCTAAGGAGCAGCAGCTCATCAATTCTGGAGCGACGATGGACGACATCCGGCTTCGCAAGCTGGAAAGCGCCCGCGCCGCGCTGGTCAAGGAACTGGACGGCCTCATTCCAAACTATGCTGCCGCGCGTCAGCTTGGCGGCGAGGCTCCGAAGATCAGGGGCGCATTCAAGGAAGGCCAGACCTATATCGGCGGCAGGTTTAGCGCCGATGAAGTAGCGGCAAAGATCAGCGAATACACTGGCGCTCCTCTTACTGCGGCACAGTCTGGGGCAATCCGTACAATCCTCGGCAAGACCGAAGGCGCGGGAGCCGCAGTTGCGGCCCTTCGCAGCACGCGCGCGAAGAAACAGCTTGAGGCGGTATTCGGCAAAGACAAGGCCGACGAAATCCAGGCGCGTTTCGCGGCTGACGCGGCGCTCGTCCAGAACGCATCTCGCATGAACCCGAACGTGGGCTCTGCAACGTCGCAGGCGGCTATGGGCGGCGGTGGTGGCGTCCAGCAGGCGGCAGAACTGCTGCAAGCTGGCTGGCAATATGGAACGAGCCCGTTCAGGAGCGTTCTTGCCGCTATCTCGAAGTCGGGCAGCTACACCAAAGCCCAGCGCGACCTCATGGGCCAGATGCTTCTCGACGGCGCAACACCGGAGAACCTGGCTCGCATCTTCGCCGGCAAGAAGCCTCGTGGCGGCGCTTCCGCGACACCACCAGCAGGCCCGACAACCGGGCTAGGCGGCACAGCTTCATCCTCAGTGGCGGGCGGCGTTGTGGGCGGTGTTCTGGCAACCGGGCTCGGTGGCGTTGCCAACGCGCAGGAGGCAGAAGGAAACAACGAATTCCTAGGCCCGTTGGCTCAAGAGCGCGACCGCATCAAGAAGCTGGAAGCGGAATTGAATATCATCGAGAACGGGACCGTTGAAGAAAAACAGGCTTATCTGGCCGAGACGCGCGGCCTCAAGATCAGCGCTGATGGAAGGCCGGACGGAAAGCTTGGCCCTGAAACGCGCGCGGCCATCGCCAAGGCTCGTCTTGATCTGGAAAGCGCCATTCGCGAGGCGCGCGCCGCAGAGCGCGAGCTTTCAACCAAAGCGGAAAATCGGCGCGCAGAAATAGAAATGAAAGGCGCGTTTGATCGCACGAAGCCAGACGGCATGACAGAACTAGCGCGCGAGCTGGGACCGTGGGTCGGCATCGGTGCGGGCTTTCTAGCTGGCGCGCTAATGCGTAAAGGCGCAGTCAAGAAGACCGCAGCGGAGTCAGCCACTAAGGCCGCATCGCTTAACAGGCTTGTCTCAGACGCTACGCCGACAACGTCCGACATAATGGCAGGACGAAAGGCGATGGGCAAACGCGCCACGAACCTGAACGAGTTCTTTTATCAGGGTGGAGCTGGAAAAGCGGAAAACCTGAAACAGCGTCTCGGAATGGAGCCAAAGAAGGGCGTCCCATTCATGATGGACGACAACGGCGACTGGATGGCTAGGCCGAACGCGAAGGAAGCGTTTGACCTGTTCAAGCCTGGCACGAAGCATTTCAAGATGATGGACATGGCCGTCATCGGAGCATCTATGGCGGAATCCGAATTCGCTGGAAATCTTGCGAAGGGCTTTCACGAGGAAGCAAAGCAAGCGCAGGCGGCTGTGGACAAGGCGCAGGAAGAAGGCAACGCGGCCAATCTGGAAATTGCTATGGCGCGTCTGGAAAGCGCGAAAAATGCCGAAGCTGCGGCTATCGCGTTTCAGCGTTTTGGACAGGTGGCGGCGCTTGCCCGAACGGCTGGAGCGTTCAAGATGCCTTACGAGTACACGCGGCCTAACGTCAAAAAGGCTCAGGCCGATCAGGCGCTAATCCTCGACGCTATCCGGCGCAGCGCTAACATCCCGTGAGAACAGCATCATGGCGCCGCCCGCGATGATCAAGACGACGCTCATCCAGATTGGCATGATCCAGGTCTGAAACGACGCGGGAAAGAACCCGTAGACGCCGAACGCCACGCACAACAGACCAGCAATCCACAGCCTCAAAGCTGCCTCCACATCAGAAGGCAAATAGTTAACAGCAATCGCACCAGCCGACTAGAGCCGAGAGCGCCGCCGTCTTTCGTCTTCTGCGACCAGCAGGACGATGCCGGCTGCGGTGAACAGGAACGGCCAGCCACCCAATCCTGTCCACAGGCCCCAGAGCACCAGACCAAGTCCGACCAGTCCCAGCATAACAACCCCTTCAGCAAATCAGGGGCCGAACATACCCTACATCCCCGTTGTCCCGATAGCCGACCGCCGCCAGCGGTACGGCATGGCGCCCCTGCGCCTGCTCAACATGTTCGCCGTTCCCATTCCAGCGGAGACGGGCAAGCCTGTGCGATTGGCTCTTGTGCCGACGCCGGGCCGTGTCGAGCGGCTGGATCTTGGCGCAGAGATACAGGGCATTTATTGCGAGCCTGGCGTGCGCAATGGTGCGCTGTTCGCGGTCGCAGGCGGCACGCTCTACAGCATCTCCTCGTCATGGGTGGCGACATCGCTCGGCGCAATTGGCGGAACCGGGGATGCGGTCTTTGCAGGCTTGCGGGACAATCTCTATGTCGCCCGCGCGGACAAGCCATGGCGCTATAACGGCTCTGCACTGACGCAGGTGTCGGATGTGGACGCACCGAACGCGACAAGCCTGCTCGTGCTCTCGCAGCGCCTTGTCGCCTCGGAAGACGGTGCGGATACCTATTACTGGTCTGCGGTTCTCGACGGCACATCATGGGAGGCGCTGGGCTTTGCCACAGCCGAACAGCGGCCGGACGAAATCCGCCAGATGCTTCACCTGTCGGGCCAGATCATTGCGGGCGGCGCAGCAAGCATCGAGATTATCCGCGCGACCAGTTCAACCACGCTGCCTTTTGCCAATATCACAGGTCAGTCGATCGATGAGACCAGCGGCTTTCTCAGCAAATACTCATGGGCCATCCGGGGCGACAAGCTTTTCATCGTCGGCGGCAATCTCTCCCCCTATGTGATGAACGGCTTCAGCCTGAGCCCCTTGCCGCGCAATGGCGAGATGGAAGACGACCTGCTTGCCCTCAGCGCTGCTGACCGCGCTCTGGTGCGCTGCATGGCCTACCAGTACGGCTCCAACGAGTTCTTCAAGGTCCGCATTCCGTCCAAGGCGGCTTACGTTCTCAACACGACGACCGGCTTCTGGCATCGCGAACAATCGTGGGAGCAGAGCACATACCTGCCGCAATATCACGCGTCGGCTTACGGGTATGAGGTTCAGGCCGATGCGGGTGGCAGCAAAATCTACACGTTGGACAATACGGTTTTCACCGATGCCGGGAACACGGTCGAGCGCATCATTACGCTGCGTGCAGCTTTCCCGGACTATGAAACGATAGGCTCGCTCTGCGTTGACCTGCAGGCGTTCGGACGGCCGGCAAGCGGGCAAGGGTCCAATCCCACCATTATGGTGGAGGTCTCCACCAACGGGCGCACAATCAGCGATGACGGGCGCTCGGAGATCATGCTGCAGCTTGGCGCAGACGGGGTCTATCGCAAGCCCGTCATCTGGGGGCTTGGCATGGCTCCACCTGGCGAAGCGACGAACATCTCGATCCGCATGACCGACCCGGTCGGCATTTCGATCAATGGCGCGTGGATCAATGAGGGGCAGAAGTCGTGAGCGCCGACAACGTTCCGTTGATTCGCGTTGGGGACAAGATCGTCAACCCGGATGGGACGCCAACCGAATGGCTGCGGAATGCGCTCAATGCACTGATCCTGCGCACAGGAACGGAAACCGACAACGCTATTCTGGGCGTTATCAACGGCGCGGCAGAGCTTCAGTCACAAATCGCTGCCGAGGCTGCAGCTCGGATTGCCGGGGACAACGCGGCGAGCGCCAGCGGGGACGGCTCCGGGGTTTCCAACGGCGGCACATACTCGGCCGGCGCAAGTTCTGGCGCGTCATGGGTGACGCTGAAAACGCTCAAGGTGACGCCGACAGGGGCCGGGGGAGACTACACCATCGCGGTAACGCCTGACTCCAGCCTTGGCACGATTACGCCGGCAAGCGGCGGGACTGACACTTTCAACGGAAACTGGCGCGTTACCGAACAGCTTTCCGGCGGCGGCACGCTGCACACGCTCGACAGCGGGACTTTCAGCGTCACCTACACCCCGTCCACAACTGTTGAGCTGGGTGAGGGCGGAAGCGAAGTTGTCACCATTCCGGCTTTTACCTTCACTTCCTTTACCGGGCTCCCGTCCGGCCTGATCGCAGCCAATGAGGCGGCACAAGTCGACATCGATTTCGACATTCAACGCGCAAGCGGAAGCACTGAAGTCAGCGCCTTGTCGGGCGCGATGACTGTAACCTGGACAGCGTAAATCATGGCGAAGAACTTGTTTGGGCTCGTCCACACCTTGCTGGACGATAGCGGAGCTTTGGAACCGGGCGGGACTATCGAGGTCTATGACGCCGGAACCACGACGCCGCGAACGGTCTATTCTGACCGCGCGCTGACGACGACGGCGGGCTATCAGATCACGTCGGATGCAGCCGGGCGTCTCCCAGAGCGGTGGATTTCCGATGGGATCATTGTCAAGCTGGTGTACAAAGACAGTTCAGGCGTAACGCTGGCGACGCGCGACTACGCTAATGATAACGCCGACGACAGCGAGAACTACAACGTCCTTCTGTACGGCGCGACCGGGAACGGTTCAACGGACGACACAGCAGCTTTCACCGCAGCGGGCACGGCTGCCGCCGCAGCCGGTCGAGCCATCTACATTCCAGGTGGAACCTACATTGTAAACAACTGGACGCCGCCAACCAATACGCTGGTCTATGGCGACGGGATGCATGATTCTATCCTGAAGCGACCGAACAGCGCGGCAAGTAACGCTTCAGTGGTCAATCTCACCGCAACTGGCGTCACGTTGCGAGACCTTTGCGTTGATGGAAACAAGGCAAACCAGACGCTCGGGTCAAACAACGTTTCAATAACCAGCGGCTACAATTATCAGCTTGAGCGCGTCTGGTTCAAGAACGCCAAAGCGGCCAGCGGCTATGGCTCCGGGCTTGCGATTTCGTCTACCAGCGACCAGACCAACGACACAGTTACTCAGGTTTTAGGGTGCGTTTCGTCTGAGAACGATGGCGCCGGAGTTTCAATTGACGAGTGTTGGAACGTCACGATCGACGGAAACCGCGCAACAAACAACGGCGGCGCCGGCATTACTTTGGTGAACCTGGATGCTCCCATCGAGCCAGCCTCACAGCGCTACATTTCAATCATAAACAATGTATGCCTTGACAATTCCGCCTCTGGAATTGCGGTGCTTGGAACGACGACTGACAATATCATGCCAGTCTATTCGAGCCTGCAGGCGTTCAACATCATTGTGTCAGGCAACAGATGCCGCGGGAACGCCGCTTACGGCATCGGCCTTCAAGGGCAGTTGATGGAGTGCATCAACAACCAGTGTTACGAAAACGGCGGAACAACCAGCGGCTTTTACGGCGGGATACTGTTCAACGCCTATTCCTCGATTTGCTCCAACAACATCTGCAACAGCAACGCATTTTATGGAATCGATGCCGGCGGTTCGGTTGATAGCATTGTCTGCGACAACATCTGTTCAACGAACGGCAACGCCACGGCAAATGGTGGAGTGGGAATCAACATTGGCGGTTCGACCGACACGTCTTGTGACGACAACGTTCTGATAAACAATGGCGCGCTTGGAGCTGGCGCTGGCATTGGCATTCAGTGCGCGGCCTATGAGTTAAGCGGCTCTGGCGCTGGCTTCCCGTACCGAACCAGCAACGTCTCAATCTGCAATAACATGATCGTTTTGACGGTTTCGACGCAGGGAGGCGTTTACGTAAAGCAGGGTGGAGATGGCCTTGTTGTTCAGAACAATTCGGTTCGTGGTGGATCGGCTAATCTTGCATTCCTGTTCGAGACCGACTCTATTCGCGCGGATAACAACGTTCGCGTCAACGACGCAACCATAGGCGGCCACGCCATCGCGTCGGCGGCGACGCTGGTTATTCCCGATTATTGCGACGTGGTGTCGATTACCGGCTCGACGGACATCACTGGTGGAATACGCAGTTACAGCCAGAATTTGTACCACGAAAAAGTCGCGTGGCTTGAAATCACTAACGGCGGGTCGGGCTATACATCTGCCCCAACAGTCTCGTTTTCTGGTGGCGGTGGATCTGGCGCTGCCGCAACGGCTTATGTGGGTACGGGTGGCGCCGTGACCTCCATACTGATGACCAATCACGGCTCGGGCTACACGTCCACGCCGACGGTGTCATTCAGCGGCGGTGGCGGGTCCGGTGCGGCGGCGACTGCTCAGGTAGGCGTTCCGAACCGGATCGGGCGCAAAGTCACGCTGGTCTTTACCGGCACAGCAGGTCTTTACGATACGACGCAGCTTTATCTCAATGGTGGAAAACACTTCTTTCCGTCGTCCACAAGCGAAGACACGATCACCTTGCTCGCCATGTTCGGAACGAACTGGCACGAGATGGGACGATCAAGCAACACCAGCGAGATATACGCAAACACGCGCACGGCGACGCAGATTGCCGACAAGACGAACGATATAAACACAAAGGGCAAATATGCCGGTCGGATCGTCTACGACACGACAAACAACCGCCTGATGGTCGCCAGCGGAACAACTGACGTGAGCAACTGGCACGTTGCTGACGGCTCCGCGTCTGTGACCCCGGCTTAAGGATAATTTACATGGATCAGGAAGCGCACGGCCAACTGAAGGCCGAAGCCTGGCGCACGCTCAAGGCTGTGGACCATGTCGACGCCAAAGCGGCAGACGAAGGTCTGACAATTTCGCCGGAGTGGCGAAGCTGGCGCGGCGAAGTGCGTGCCGTCATTCGCGGGGATCGAATGGACATTCCGCCAGAGCCGCCCCGCTATGTCCGGCTAGGCGCATCCGTCATCGCCCAGCCCGAACGTGCGCGCGATGACCTCCTGGACTTCGACGCCGAGCCGGTCGAGGAGCTGACAGGCGATCAGCTTCTGAGCGCGTTCGAGAAGGACGAGGAAGCGGCGGCGTTGCTGGTGCAGACGCTGTCGGCGCTGAGACAGAAGCACATCAGCGAGCAGTTGAACGTCGAGCGGGCAAGGCTGGACCGCGAGCATCAGGCAACGGGCGTGGCGAACCCGAGGAGTGCGCAGATTGACAGGTTGCTGGGGCTGCTGACGCGTCGCGGCGAGGTTTAATCATGAGTGGGCGGGCTGGGCATGGAATTGCTGCTGAAAGAGCAAGTCGAGATCGAGCGTCAGCGCGACGCCAACCGGAATAACGACCGTATCAACACGGTCGAGCGTGACGTTGCCGTTCTGCGGACACGCTTTGAAGCGGCGTTTGATACGTTCCTCAAAGAACTGGAACGCTCGGTTTCCGCTGAGGACATCAAGGAACTGAAACGAGAATGGGAGACCGGATTGCGTGAAGCTATCAACGGTATTCGCGACCACTTCGCGACGGCGAATGAAAGCCAGTCCAGCGCAATTCTGGCGCAGGTTGAGCTGATGCTTGCGCGCGACCGGGAAGCGGCGGCGAACGAGGCAAAGAAGACGCGGCAGCAATTCCTGTTCCTGATCCTCGGCGCGGTGCTGTCGATCCTGGGCGCGCTGTTTGTGTTCTGGGAGACGACCGCGCGCCTGTAGCGCACAAGAGGGCTGGGACATGAGCAAGTTTCTGGACAAGTTCTTGGAGTTCAAGAACGAGGCTGACGCAACGCGCAAGTTCGCGTTGTTCGCGGTCGTCATCATCACGTTCGGTCTGGCGTCGCTGTCTGTCACGGGCATCGTTGCAACGGCTGACTGGAACTGGCTGAGCTTCCTTCCCATTCTCGGGATGATCGTGGCCGTGCTGGGCGCGGAGCTTCTGGCGACGGTCGCCTTTATCCGCATGCTCACCGCGTCGACCACATGGCGCAAGGTGGCCGGCGCGTTCATCTTCGTTGGCCTTGCCGCGGTCGGTGTCCACAATGCCGAGAACGGCGCAAAGGTGGTCTGGCCGGATCGCTTTGCCGAAAGCTCATCCTCGCTGGCTGCCAAGGCGCAGCTTGCAGGCGAGGAAGCCGGAACGCTGGGCGAGGCGCAGCAGGCGGCCATCAGCGGCACCGGCGCGGAACTGGAACGCGTCAGGACGCAGATCGCCAATCTGGAAGTCGAGCAACGCAAGATGGCGGCGCAAAGCCCCGAAGGCGTGGCTGAAGCGCAGGCGCTGCTTCTGGCGCAGGGCAAGTATTTCGGGCGCGTCGATGGCATCCGGCAGGATCTGACCGAAGCGGCCATGCGCAGGCGCGGCGAGGAGATCGGCGCGGAACTGGCCGTGCTCAAGGCCCGCGAGACAGGGCTGTTGGCAGGGCAGGCAAGCCCCGTCCAGCAGGCCACGACAGACAAGCGCCTGTTGCAGATCGAGCAGGCCGACAAAGCGTCCCAAGCCTTCTGGGCATGGGTCTGGTTGATCTTCATGCTCTGCGTGCTGGAAACCGCTCGCTCGCTGTCGCTCTGGGCGCTTATCACGGACATCAGCGCACGCGATGCCAAGCGCGACCGGGAGCGTTCGGACGAGCTGGCCGAGCTGCGTCACCAGCAGGAAGTCGCGGCCATGCGCGCGGCCATGACGCCTGCGGCCCCATCCCCCGCCCCGGAGCCCGAACCCGCACCAGCGGCCACGCCAGAGCCCGAACCGCTTGTGCTGGTCGATCCCCCGGCCCCGCCCCCAGAGCTGACGGAACAGCAGCGCGCGGCCCGTCTGGGCGGGCTGGCAGCCCAGCACAACCGGCGCGCTGAGAAGCAGGAAAGGCTGCTTGTCATCGGCCCGGTTTCGACCGTTGACGCGGCGCAGGTGAAGGTGGCGGCAGAATGAAACTCTCTAAAGTCGTGGGTCTGGACTTGGGCTCGACCAACAGCAGCATAGCGCGCTGGAACGGTCGGGCGCCGGAAGTCATCCCGGTGGACGGTGCGCCCTTGCTGCCCAGCGTCGTCACCATTGTTCCCGGCGATGCGGTCGGTCCCGGCGAGGATCAGGTGTTCGTCGGACAGGACGCCATCGAGGCCGGAAAGCGCTATCGGGATTTCTGCTTCCGCAACTTCAAGCGCCGCCTGGCGGACATGTGGCACGCTGACGAGGACACCGGCTATCAGACCGTCGAAGGCCCGGACGGAACTACGCACTATCAGGGGCCGGACGGGCATACATACAGCCCGGTTGAACTCTGCGCCGAAGTCATCGGCAAGCTGCTTGATGCAGCGGTGGACAAGCTTAAGGGCCAGAAGCCCGACGGCGCGGTGATCTGCGTGCCGGCCACCTTCACACCTGCCCAGCGTCGGGCGGTGGAGGAAGCGGGCAAGCTGGCGGGGCTGACCTACATTGAGCTGATGGACGAGCCGACCGCGGCGGCGCTGGCCTATGGCTATGACTTCAAGAAGGTCCGCAGGATTGCTGTGCTGGACGTTGGCGGCGGGACCACTGACGTTTCGATCATCCAGACCGGCGCGGGCCTGGTGAGCGTGCTTGGTACGGGCGGGTCATCAATCACGGGCGGGTCGGACGTGGACGCCATCCTGGCGCGTCATATCGTCAACCAGTGGTCGGCCAAGCATGAGACGGATATCGCTGTTGATGACACGGCCATGGCGCTGGTCCGGCAGGAAGCGGAGCAGGCCAAGATCAGGCTCAGCCGCAAGCAGAAGACGGAACTGCGGATCAAGGATTTCGACCGCACGCCGGGCGGGGTGGTGCTCCATCTCGACGAAATCGTTGACCGTCCGCTGCTTGAGCATCTGTCTCAGGACATCCTGAAGCGCATGAGGTCGGCCTGTGCCGTAGCCATCGCAGAGGCGCAGCGCAAAGACCCGAACTTCAGCGTTCGGGATCTGAGCGACGTTGTGC